CTACACATAGTTGACTTGCTGACTAGGTTTAATCATAGGTCAACTGCTATTAATCTAATATTTGTGTTACTAACCTCAAGAACATTAAGGCATAACGAGAATATTAGAGAATATATTAGTAATATTCTGATACTGATAAGTTGAACTTATATAGGGGAGATTAAATTGAGGGGAATTCAGGTATAATCTCACCGCAGTATCAGGATATTCTGATATATTCGGGGTGTTGAGGGGATGGGTTTTTGTCGCCCATAAAACCCCCAGAAACAGGGTCAAATCCTAGCCTTTTGACCAAGGATTCGACCTCCAGGCCTACATATAGGACACTAGGTCAATCTTTTCCCTCTCTTGAAAGTTTAGAATGAAGTCGTTGGCCTCTTTTTCACTAATGGCTCCAGCGTCTAGGTCACTTACGAGTTTAGCGGCTATTGCCCCGTAAACTCCTAGTTCCACGATAGATCCAGTACTTACTTCCCTCACAAAGTCTAATGAGTTTATCATTGTTATTTCCCTATATTAATTATTTATATATTAATTAAGAATAAACTATGTATGTTTACCCTTAGATTACCCTATGTTTACCTAGGGAAGGCCCCTCCCTTTAAGGGTGCTATTACTGGAGGTCACGACTCACATAACATGAGCCGTTATCCCTGTAGATATCACGTCTTTCGACGCCTAAACGAATGTGACTTGCAATACACACATTCTCACCATCCCACTGGGACTTGAAGATCCCGTAGTTAATATAGAGGGATGTGGCTAGCATCCCCAGAGACAACACTATGCACATAGTGATAGTCATTACACAGCAAAACTTAACAGCACCCATAGGCACCTCCTTAGTTAAAGCATTAGTGCTTTATAAAGGACCCCTCAAGGCCCTTGAAAAGAACTAATTAAATAGTTATGAGCTCAGGCATATCAACACGGATGCCGGGTATTAACCGACCTATGCTGCCATGCTCTTCCTTTACACCATACTTAATCAGCAACCCCATGTAATGAAGGGCTGCTGATCCGTGGGTGTTAAACAACTTACCGGTAAAGGTTTCGCTGTTATCTTTATATACTTTTACTATGTAAATGTTATTCTCCCTAGTTAAAGCATTAGTGCTTTATAAAGGACCCCTCAAGGCCCTTGAAAAGAACTAACCTCCCATAGAACACTGGAAGACAGTGGGTTCCTCGTACTTAGATTTAGCCCAACGATCCTTGGCGTTATTAAATATCTTATCACGGGCTTCATCAACAGCTTGAGCCTTACGTTCAGCCTCCTTTGCCGCCTTATACCTATGGATACCAACATCGGCCAACTCTACGACTTCACGCGCCCAAGCTAATTCCTTGATTCCAAACAAGTCAAACTCTGCGTACATACGGGCATTTGAGCCGTAGCCCTCACCATTAATAGTACACTGGGCGATTATCTCTTCATGAGACGGGGTATAATTAAACATAACAACCTCCACGGCACAACGGCCAGTTAACAACAGGACTACCTAACGCAGACCTTTCACGAAGGAACCAGAAGCCCCTTTGTAGAAAGAACCGCACCCCCCGAAGGAGGTACAGGCAACATTGGTTAAGCAGGGAAAGAGTTAACCTCAACCCCACAAAAGAAACCACGGCACACCGAACCGGAAGCGCCAGGAGCACCAACCAACGAAACGTGAGCACGAGCCTCACGACAAGACAACAACGCAGCACACAACGAATCCCAAGAAGCAGAATCCGAACCCCCAAGACCAGAGGCAAGACAACGGAAAGACGCACCAGAGTCAAGGCCAACTACAACAGCCGAGAAGGAACCGGGAACATTACCACGAACACGAGACACAGAGGTAACAACCCCGTGCGCCACACGAGAAAAAGAAGAAGCCTCACGAACAAGACGGCCAACAACCAACGAAGAAGGAACGAAGGTAGAAGGCCGAGTGGGTGTGGCAGGAGGCGCAACGTCAGGCACAGCAGCACGAGACTCAGCCAAGGTAGAAGCCAGAGCATCAGCAGCCCAACGAGCGGGACGAACAAAAGCAGGGGCAACGGGAGCGGCAGGAGCAGCAACACGACCACGAGCAGAAGAAGAAACAACAACGAAAGAATTTAAGAAATTAGACATAACAAGGTCCTCCAAGGGACATTAAGAACATTACCAACCAAGCGAGAGCCGCAAGGAAGGGCACAACACGCGAGCCAAGGCCCACGCCACCGCCACCCCAGAAGAGGCAACAGGCAAGAGAGCGCCAAAGGCGGCGCACCCACAGGCCCCCGGAAGGGGACGAGCGGGCAGGGGAGGGGGACCCACAAAGCAAAGGGGAACCCCTCCCCCCCTCACTGTACCTATCCCACATAGACCATAAGCCCACTTAAAAACCTACAACAAACCTCCATGCCCTAACATTCTCCCCGTATATCAACACCAGAGAGAGGGCCACCCCCGTTTCTTTAGTGGGGAATGCAGGGGTAGTTAAAATATTTTTTAATTTTTTTGACGCACCCTATGTCGATTTTGTGTAATTTTATAGCACCCTTAAAGGACTATAACGTTTGATCGCTTCCCCTCCTTGGCGTTATAGTCCTACCTTCTATAGCCCCCTTAAAGAATATTGATCAGATGAAGGGGCTAAGATGGCTAATGCAGTAGTTACTATCTCTAATTTAGAGAAGTTAAACTTAAGGAAGGAACAGTTAAGGCGACAGAAGCAAGAGATGTTTAAGAGTGATTTTGCTAAATTTGCTGAAGCTGAAGTTAAAATTATTACTAAGGATAGTGCCTTAGGGTTTGTGTCATTTAAACTTAATGCTGCCCAACAATTAATTAATGATAAATTGGAAGAGCAACTTAAGTCTACTGGCAAAGTTAGAGCTATTATTTTAAAAGCTAGACAACAAGGTATTAGTACCTATTGTGCAGCTAGAGTGTTTTGGAAAACATATTACATGCCACACACTAGGTCTGTAGTAATGGCTCATGATGGGCCAACTTCTGAAGCACTATTTACTATGGGTAAGAACATCATTCAGAATATGGATGTTAAGATTGCTCTATCTAAAGGTAACAGCAGAGAGATTCAATTTGAACATAACAGCTCAGGTTATCGTCTTTATACTGCTGGTTCTCCTGAGGCAGGACGAGGTACGACACCCACGATTGCTCATTTGTCAGAGGTTGCCTTCTGGACTCATGATGAGAAGATATTGGCGGGATTATTCCAAGGGATAAGTCAAGCAGATGGTACTGAAGTTATTGTGGAATCCACAGCTAATGGTGCCACAGGTGAGTTCCATAGATTATTTAGAGGAGCTATGGCTGGAGAGAATGAGTACATACCTGTATTTATTCCCTGGTTCTTAACTCCAGAATATACAAGAGAAGCCCCTCCGGCTTTTGAATTAGATATCGATGAAGAAAAGTATAAAGATGATTATGAATTAGATAATGATCAAATGTATTGGAGACGTCTTAAGATTGCAGAAGGTGGTGCTTTAAAGTTTAAGCAAGAGTACCCTGCTAATCCTGAAGAAGCCTTCTTAGTATCTGGATCATCTGTGTTTGATCCTGAGATTGTTAACAAATTGTTACCATCTACGCCTATATCCACCCGTGTATTTAACTTACAAGCGGGTGCATTTGATGAAGGCAGAGAAGGTAGTTTAGAGTTGTGGCAGTACCCCGATTGGGAATCTAATTATATTGTGTCGGCAGATGTATCCTTAGGGGTAGGCCAAGACTATTCAACAGCTACTGTGATGAACACAGATCGTCAAGTTATAGCTATGTATAGGAACAATAGAGTTGATCCATCGTTATTCGGAGATGTGTTATTCTACCTAGGCAGGTATTTCAATAATGCCCTGCTAGCTGTAGAGTCTAACTCTATGGGTATTGCCACCCTAAACAGACTAAAGCAAATGAATTATGTGAATCTATATTATCAGACTAAAGCTGCTAATATGGATAATACTGAAGGTGATCGACCTGGATTCAGAACTACTAGTGCCTCTAAACCTATGATTATAGGTTATTTAAAGAGAGCTATCGAGGATGAAGACATAGGGTTACCCAGTAAACACATGATATCAGAATTAAAATCTTATGTGTCTAATGAGAATGGTTCTACAGGTGCGTTACCCGGTTGTCATGACGACACAGTTATTGCAGTAGCGATAGGCTTAGAAGTGTTAAGAACTCATGCTGACAAACTAGCTGGTAACAGAGTGTCTTGGAAGCAAAAGGGCACTATGTACAATAATGATTCACATTGGCTATAGAGCCTGAGAGAAGAAGATGAGTGATAAACCTAAGAAGCCAAAAAAGATTGATAAAGAAGATTTAAAAGTTCCAGGGACCAATTCGTATCCTAAGTACGTACCTGTCACCCCTGAGGAACATGCTGAGAATCTCACTGATGGGCAAAAAAGAGCTATGGCTCATCCCGGAGGTGAGAACTTAGTATTGTTTCGAGATAGAGCATCATCTGTAGAAGCAAGAGAAAAGAGTCAAGCTACTAAAGCTAAACGACGTGCTGAGATTAAAGAGCTAGGTCTCTTTGTTAAGGCATTAGACTCTATAGGATACGAGGTATCCGGCCAAGCACCTAAGGGTTTAGATGTGTTAAAGCTTCTCATGGTTAAAGCCATACAATCAGGTGATGACACAGAAGCTGGACGTTTGGCTTCTCTTGTGGCAGAATATGAGGCACCTAAACTTACTCGTAGAGATGTGGTTCAAACAACTGTTGAAGTTAAAGACTTAACAGATGAAGAACTAACAGCGGCTCTACAACAATTAGAAGTAGTTGAAACTGTGGAGTTATCTAAATGAATACAGGATATGTAAAGCCTAAGCCACATGAAGCAGATCCAACTGGTGGTAACAAAGAGTCCTACGGAAAAGTTTATAAAGCTAAAATTGCTCGTAGTGCTAAGAACGAAAAGTCTGGTAAGTATAAAATAGATACTTATCGAAAATAACCTCAAATATCCAATGATAGTTTGTATGGCCTAATCTCGGAGATAGAATATGGCAAAGAAGAAGTTTGAGAAGGTAGACGACGATGAGCTAGTAGCTCTAGTTGAGAGTGGAGTAAAAGGTTCTACAGGAACTTGGCTCAACTCATCTGACCTAACACGTGAACGACGAATGGCAACCTACGAATATGCAGGTTTACCATTAGGGCATTTAGCACCTGAAGGTGTTTCTGGAATTGTGTCATCAGATACTACTGAGACAATAGAAGCATACCTGGCTGTAATCTCTGACCTCATGTTAAACAATGAGAAGATTGCAAAGTTTGTACCTTACGATCAAACTCCTGCTGCTTTAAAAGCTGCACGAGAAGCATCTGATATTGTAAACTATTGTGTGTTTAAAAAGAACAATGGTTGGTCATTAATGAATACGTGGGTTAAGTCTTCATTACTTTGGAAAAATGCAATTATCCGTTGGGATTATGTAGAAGACTTTAGATACGAATATGAAGAATTTGATGAAATTAGTCAAGAAGCCTTGGATGAAAAGCTTGGTGACAAAAATGTTGAAATTGCAGGTGAGCTGCTTATTTCTTCTAGGACTGATGGTATCTATTATACTGATGTTCGCTTAAAGAAAAAGATTGACTTAAGCCGAGTTAAGATTGAAAATATACCTCAAGAGTCATTTCGAATTAGTCGAGATGCCACTAGTCTTGATGATGCAGCGTTTGTGGGAATTCAGATAGATCTTACCCGAAGTGAGATCAGGAATGAATATCCAGAGATGGCCAGTGAGATTAAAGACTGGGATGACTTAGGTGATGAAAATTGGACTTCTGAATACTCAGAAGAGATTGCCGCACGTAAAGAGGTAACAGGGCAATCATACCATGCAACTAATGATAGAGACAATACCACCACATTAGAAGCTAATCAAGTCATTACTGTAACCGAGTGTTGGGTTAAAGTAGATCGTGATGGAGATGGTATTGCGGAACTTAAGCATATCATCATGGCGGGATATCATATATTATTTGAAGAAGATGTGGCGTGCATTAACTTAGCATCCATATGCCCCTTCGAAGTACCTTATGAATTTTACGGATTATCTGTAGCGGATATGACACGTAGTTCCACATTAGCATCTACAGCTATATTACGTGGATTTGTTGAGAACACTTACTTAACAAACTACAGTCCTCGTTTAGCTGATCCCAATGTAGTGGACTTCTCTGCGTTGCAGAACATGAAGCCTAAAGATATTATTGCAACTAATGGTGCTCCTCAAGGTGCTGTTGCTATGTTGCAACCTGAGACTATTAGTACTGGCACAGTACCTTTATTGCAACATTTGCAAACAAATAAAGAACAAGCCACTGGTATGTCTAAAGCTGCTCAAGGTCTTAATGATGAACTATATGTGTCAGGTAACTCTGAAACTAAGTTAGCAATGACTCAAACAGCTGCACAAAAACGTATACAACACATTGCACGTATATTTTCTGAAACAGGCTTTAAGCGTTTAGCTGAAGGTGTGTATCGTGAAATGAAAGCTAATATGAAAGAGTCAATGACTCCTGATTATACTGGTGTTTATGCAAATGTGGATATTTCTAAACTTCCTAATCACATGGATATGATTGTAGATGTGGATTTAGGTGAGAACAGTAACGCCAACAAGCGTGAAAAACTTACTGTAATCGCTACACAGTTGTTACCCTTAGTGAGAGAAGGTGGCCAGGAAATTATTTTACGACCTGATGTAACTGCAATCTTAGCTAATAATTTGCTGGCTAGCATGGATGAGAATCCTTTGGACTACTTAGAAGATTATAATTCTGAAGAGTTTAAGAATAAGGCTAAAGAATCCGCAGAGAAGAAACAGAAAGAAGCAGAAGAAGCTAAGAAATTAGT